GTTGTAAGCGATGAGAGGGATTAGGATTCTCTGCATAATTGATAACTGTTTTTTTCGTTCCTCTTTCTCCTCATCGCTCATTTGACGCCATTGAGCAGTGACATTGAGCGTTTGATTCATGGACTTACGATAAGCATTCATTTGTATTACCATCTTGACAAACGGCATTCCTTTAATGGCCCCTTTGAGACCTGCCATTTTTCTTTCAACGACACCGACCGATGTTGCCATCGCGTCAAAGCCTTTCTGCATCTCAATAATTTGTGTAATATCACCGGATGCTATTACGGGGTCATCAGCCATTTCTTATCACCACCCTTCGCTACCCGGAAACGGTCTACCCGCGTCAGTGCCTGCGACCCGTTGCCCCTGCTTCATATCTCCGGTCGCCTTTTCGGCTTCTTCCGCTTCGTAACGCTGCGCGGCAGTCGCCCACGCGAACGAAGTGGCGAAGTCTTCCTCATTCATTTGGCGTACTTCTGCCATACTAATTTTGAAGTGGCGCGCAACGAGATAGGTCATACCGTCAATGATATGCTCTACGCTATTAGTGCTATGCGGGTCCTTCATGGATTGATATACGGCCTCGGCCCTCGCAGGCCATTCTACAAAGGGGCAGATACGAGGTCCTGTGGTTGTGGAAGCAGGGCAGTTAATTGCTGTCCTACATAGGCGTTAAGGCCCATCATCTGCGCCTTTGATAAATTAGGCTCAGTGCGCTCAACGCACTTATCCATCATGTATTTCCAATACCCTGCAAGGTCAAGGTCAATACCTCCGCCAGCATCAATGCTAACGAACGATTTTACCGCTTCTTGCATTTGTAAAAAGGTCAAATCCTTGACCCAAACTTTCATCACCATATTTTCGTCTTCGGCATTTACGCGAACTGTATGCTCACGAGCAGCCGGTGCGGCCATCAAATTACCGATGTCGCTTACGATTGTATAGTTCTTATTCTGCGCTCTGTTCTGTGTCGTCTCCTGTGTACTCACTTACTGTACCCTCCTCGGGTTCTTCTGCCGCGAGCGTGGGGCAATTTGCTTTCGTGTGACCGGGTTCTCGGCACACGCTGCATTTCCTCACGGGCAACGGCGTTTCCTCGTCAGCAGCCGCTTCTTCTTCATCAGCGGGGGCTTCGGTGGAATCTGATACAGGCGCCTCTAACTCGGGCGCCTCGGGGAATGGATTGTCTGATGGCTTACCAGCCTCGGGGTCAAAGGTCTCTTGGAGAGCAAGCGCTTCTGCTTGACGCTCCTCTAGTATCTTTCGTACTTTCTTGACTTGCTCGCTACGCGCTTCGTAGTCGCTTAAGTTGAACTTTCTTCTGCCCATTTAATCATCTCATATCTCTAATTTTGGGACGGAATGGTTCCATGGTTGATGGTGGAGGCATATTAGGCTCCCCCAATGTATCTATCAATCTACCTTCTGTCATTTGGAGAAGATTCAATATATCAGCATCAGACATTTCTTGAACTTTTGCTAAAAGCATATTGATTAAATCTTGTCTTGTGCCCGAGGCAAGAGCATCCATGGCGCTCGTATCTTCGGATATAGGACTTAGGGCATCACCACTAAGACCTTGTCGTATATCAGCCTCAGTCCCTCCTACTGTGGCTATTGGGTCTCTGTGTTTCCGACTTTTATCACTACTGGGTCCTACATCAAACGGCATAACTGCCCTATCTGGTCCTCCTTTAAGGAAAGACCAAGCCTTATTCATCGGATTCATTTTATTCATTTTTAATCACCTAACAATGTAATAGCGTATCATGCGCAACAACCTTCACATGCTTAGGCATAATTTTCAGTTCGCTCTTGATGACTCCTTTGTCATCGGGGATTTGTAGAGGCGCTTCTGCTATAATATAGTCATCAATAATAACAACCATCTGCTCGCGAGCGGTTCCGGGACCTGCCTTAGTCATTGTGAGTTTAATTGGGTGAGTATCAATACGCTCGCGATTAGTACGGAACTCGTGCCATAGTAGCGGGTCATCAACGATAATCGTCATGCTCAACTCGTACTCGTTCTTTCCTTCAACAATTAGCGCGGGGTTTCTGCTACCACTGAACGGTATTTGTTCTAGTGAATCGCCTGCTGTGTTACGCCTCTCAGCACCGGACGAGCCGCGCACTGTGTAGTGGGTAACAGTATTATTATTCCCAGTGAGATTAAAATTGGTTACTTGAGCCATTGTCTGCCCAAACGCGGTGATATTACCGTTGTAGAACATAAACGGCTTTTCGGTGTTTGGTGCGATACCTGCGAGTTTTCGCTCTTTTGAACCAATACCTATATTCTCAAACATTCGGTGCGCAGTGTATCTGTCACCTTTGAATGAGTTTTCTAATCTACCTGTGTCAGTATAGCACATTAGCGAATCAAAATTGACAGTCAGTTTAGCAGCAGCATCAGCGTCAGCGCTTAGCGACCAATCCTTGACTTTGCATCCTTTGTAGATACGCGTCAATTGTTTGCTGTCGTTCGCGGAACCGGGCGCTGCTGCACCGTCAGTCGGTAAGTCGGTTGCGGCATTGTAAGACCCAATGTCGCGAGTGCGCATTGAAGTCTCAATAGAGAATGAAGGTAGATGCCATCCGCTGAATAGAAGGCGAGAGTTTTTGTTAGTGATATCACCGTAGTTAGCCGCAGTAGTTAGGAAATTAGGGCTACCTGTTGCAGCATCGTCAGCAAGGGTAATTTTTCTGACTTCTTTCCCTGCCGCGTGGTCAAAACAGAACGGGTCATCAACATAGATTCGGCGCGCTGTCCCAACTGTTTCGTCTATACCAATAACTCGGCGCATTTCGTGGCGTACGGCTTTTGTGAATGAAGTTTGATTACCAGTCCATAGTGTGCCATCTTCCGGGTCATAATTGTCAGTAGGGAAATAGACAGGGTCGGTATCAATTACAACAATGAAATCATCAACTCCGGGCGCACTTGACATTGTACTACTAAACTCAATATAGTTGTCACCCATCGCAATAGCCTTTGTGTGCGCTCCCGATGGTTCAACTTGTACATCGCCAGCATGACCGCTTATATCTGCGACTGCTTCATTACCAAGACAGTAGTAAAGCCAACGCGCGCTGTTCATCATAGTTTCAAGCGAGCCGCCTTCGTTAGACATTTTTTGTGGAACCTGCACAACAACATCGCGGCCGATACCGACTACATGCTGACGCAAAACCTCAACTTTAGTCTCGGGTAAAGTGATTGTAGCAGCGAGACCGACAAATTGGTCGGTCAAGACGGTTTCATTACTTGATTGCGCGTTAGCGTGGTAATCCATACTATGGTCCCATGCAGGGCATCCGAGCGCGTCAATGACAATATTATCACCTGCGGCAGAAGCACCGTGGAACTTCATTTGTGGAGTAACAGTAATTACAGCACCTGCGTTATGAGTAATAGTATAGACATTACCGGTTACAGCGAAATCATCCAAGTCAAAGTTACCAGTACCGGGCGTAGGTTGCATCATGCGTAGCGTACAGCCGGCAAGTAACCCTACGGGATACTTTAATTCGTCTGTACCACTAAATAGACCAGCGGTCGCACCACCGTTAAAAGTTATAGTGGAAGTATCAGTATTAGCGACTGCGGCTGAAGTCCAAGCCGCAGTATTCGTAAAATGGTCGTGTGTGATTACCATTCCGCTCTCGTGACCGAAGGTTACTTCGGCTAAATCTCCTTTATACACTGTTGATGGCATGTCGGCTCACCTTACGCGATTAACTCACTGAATATGACTATTTCTATTTGGAAAGTATAGCGGTGCAACTGTTTCGTGCGGTCTGAGAGGTCAGTTCGCGTCTTGTAAAGCAGTCTATCAAAGTTAATTCCATCCCCTTTTCGCTTAGAATGCACGATTCTGCGGATTTCATCTTCCATTTTACCAAGTCGCTCTCGTCCGCGCACGGTTCTCGCATCAACAGTGATGTTAATACGCGTGTGCACGAAATCGTAGAACACTTCGGGCTGCTCTTCGTTATGCGCGGTCTCGTACAGAAACACGCCATCGTTGCGGTTTAGGTTGAACCTTTTACCGCGCCCTGCGTCTAAGGTAGTGATATCGGTTATGACAGGCTTGACTTGGTCTGTATTAGCCCTGTTCCAGTTATCGTCAAGGATACCGCGGATTAGTTCAACGGATTCTGTCGCCATTATATTTTCATCTCCAATAATTTCTCGCCTGTTTGGCTTGTAGTTTCCATCTGCTTTCGCGCTGTATTCATAATGGGGGCAATTATTGATTGGTCAGTAACTATCGCGAGTGTATCGGGGTCTATGATATTCCCCTGTTCATCTACAGTGTAATCGGGCAGCGCATTGACGCGCAGTATCTTGATTCCGAGAGGTGTGACGCCCGCTTCCGCGCGGCGCTGAGCCATAACCATCTCTTTGAAATCAGTCATAATTATACCCCCTCTCCGGGCGGCGTCCAATCTATTTCTTGTTCTTCGTATGGTGATGTTTCTGTGAACTTTCGGTACAAATCGGGTCTACTCGTAGGTATCGTGTTTATCATACTATTAAGATTTTGTAAATACTGCAAAGCGACTCCTATTAAACCCTTAGCAAGAAGGGGGTTTGTCTCTATTTGTGTATGCGCCCCCTCTAACAGTTCCTGTGCTAAGGATAATGCTTGACCTCCATGAAATCTAATATCGGGAATGTTTTGTTCTTCATCTGAACGAGGTAATGTCCAAGGTTCATCCAAATCGGTCCATGTCCCAGCATCCCTATTATAACGCTCGTCTATTTTCAATACGCGCCACGCGTCATCTATTGGCATCACTCCCACGGTGTCATCACCTCAACATAGCGCGGTAGCGTCTCCGCGACCTGCTGCTTTAGCAACTGATACTTACTCCCTAAATCAATATTTTGTGTTCCTTCGGGGAATAACACGCTTCGGTCATCTGAAATCAGTAAGTCCATCGCGACAAGTTTGGTACAAATATCTTCAATCGCTTTCTCAACATATCGCTCCCCATAAATGTAGGACACCTTTATCGCGTTCCACTGGAAATAGGGGTATGTGTTATTGAAATAGATGATACCCAACTCATAATCGCACCACCAATCACGCAGACGAGCCTCGTCTCCGGTGGTAGTACCGATGTAGTCAATTAAGAGTCTGTGTTGCCCAACGGCTACACCGGCGCCGGACATGGCAGCAGTGAAGCCAGCAGGTGCGAGGTCTGTCACACCTGTAATCGTATTACCAGTTTTGCCGGTATAATAAGCCGCTAGCATGGTCGTACCCGAACCTGTGTAGATAATACCGTAGTTGGCGAATGAGCCTGCATCAGTGAGAGCCAATGAGCCACCACCGATTGCTCCGGCAGATGTAGTACTGAGAGATGTGCAACCACTGATAGAGATACCTGTCTCATTTGTAGTCGCTATAGTGGCGTTCTCACCACCATCACCTCGCCTCATTGAAGTAAGTTTGATTTTACCGCCACCGTAGTCCGCGTTAGCAGAAGCGAGGAACTCATGATGCACATTGGCTGTCTGTAGTCCGCCGGTAATATCGCTAGTTTCAAGCGTAAATGAGGGGGAGAAAGCCACGCCTGTCTTGTTTCTGCGGCCGTCTTTGTTTATCAAATCGGATAGATTGCTAGCGGTAGATTCGTTGTCAAAGTCCGCTCGCCAATTACCGCCACCTGTACCAACCTGCAACGATGCAACTCCACCGTCACCGGGGCATAGATAGAGATAGTCGGTCGCGTCAATCACGCTATTATCTAGGATTTCAAGGCGCGCTTCTGCCCCACCAACTTCACGGTATTCTTGACCTTGCCAAATCTCAAGTCTGACTACTTGCTGAACATTACGGAAATTGAGCGGTGTAGTACCGACATAATCGGTATAGTATCTACGCCTGTATGGCTTGTAAGTATCAAAGTTCTTGAACTCGGCCGTCTGTAGCATAGGGCGCCACGCGTTATTACACAGGTTGTCAATCTTGTCTTGTGCCCTGCGAATGAGAGATTCTACTGCCGCTTTTGTTACACCTCGGCGCTTGCCGTTAGTGAAAGATTGTAAGTTCTGCACAGTGGCGTTATTGGCTGTGGTGTGTGATGCGGCGAGATTGTATGCCCCACCACCCACTGCTGTCTGTTGTAAAGCCAATCGTGCTTCGCCGGCTGCGAGAGTAATACCGCTAATGTAAGCGGTCTCAGCAAGAGTAGCGTCACTAAGAACTTCAATTTGGTCGCCTACTTCGTATCCTGTCTGTCGCAGGTCAATAGGACTAATTTCAACATAGGCGTTACCAGCAGTAGCGTTTGTAGAAAGGTCATCGGGGTCGGGAAACTGAACTTGTAGTAGGTCGGCTACCTTCTGCGGAGTTGTATAGATAGTAGCATCGGGGTCAAGAGGCTGAGGGGGACGCTCACCGGGCTGAAATACTACTGGCACTCATATCACCTTCTCCTCATAGCAGCCTGTCTTCCGAGTAATTCTATTTGTTCACGACTGAGACCCCCTGCTCGGCCTTGTGTTTGAGCAGTAGTTGGTGGTTTATCCATCTCGCGCGCAGTGCGCAAGTAGTAGCCGATGTCTTGAGGAGTCCAACTTCGGTCGGGTTCTGGTTCCTCTTCTTCCTCGTATCCTTGCGGTGCAGGCATTTCAGCGCCTTCACTTGCGAGTGCTTCCTCGCGTGATACAGGCTCCAATTCTCGCCTCATCTCCGTCTTACCGGGCGGGCGGTCAAAGCCCGGCCCCCGAAACCTACTGCCGTCTGTTGTAGACAATTTATCCTCAAACCAGTCCTCTTCACGCCTTCTCGCTCTCCATGCCGCTTCCTCGGCGCGTCCCCATTCTTCATCTGCCTCCTGTATAGCGCGTGCGGCCGCAGGGTCGTCCGGGGGGTCATAGATATAACCGCGCGTGTGTGGCGCCTTCAAATCTGTCACGCGTTCTCTTAGCCGTTTATTTTCCTCTTCAGCCCTCTCCGCTTCTTCGTATAACCTGTCGTGTTCATCAAAGGCGGCGAAACTCCTATCCATGAGTTCGTCTTGTTCGGCCAAATCACTACTGAACTCGGGCGCCATCGTGCCCTCCAAGCCTTCTATCCCACCGGTACGCGCCGCTTGTCTTCTGTGACGACTACGCGCAGGGTGCATAAGAGGTAAGTGGCTCACAGGCTCATCACTAGGGTCTTCCGGCCACGCTTTCAAAAACTGCCAAGCGATATCCATAGGTTCGCCTGTACGCATAGTTTCCCTATGCACTGCGCAAAACTCTTCTGAAGGGTCACAAGCGGCATGACAGCCGGGTAGTTTGCATTCTGCCCATTCGGGTCCCATCATTCCACCGCCGGTTTCCCATCCACCGGCGCTACATCAGCATATTTTGCCTCAATCGCTTCTTGGCGCGCTTTGAACTTATCAATTTCCGCTTGTAAGCGAGCCAGTTCTTCTGCCATCTCATTCATCGGAGTTTCGCCACCAGCAGCCTGTTTGAAATCTTCAATATCAAAACCGGGGTCTTCCACTTTCTCTTGCTGCAAACGCCTCTTGTCGTCCTCTTGGATTTTCGCCCATTGAGCGATTTGTTCATCAGCCCTCGCTTTATCTTCGGCGCCACCTAGCACCCCTTTCAATACTAACCACGCTTCATCTAATGGATTCATTGTGCATTCCTCACTGTACCTAAGTTATAATTCATTGGTTGATTACACGCTCCACAGCGCTCAAGCCAACAAAAATGGAGCATACCACAAGACGCGCAGCGAGTACCGCTACCGATGTCAAGAACATCACGCGCGTTACGAGTGCGAATATTTTGTTTCTGTATAACTCCCGCGAGTGGATTCTCCGGTGCGGTTACGCTACCTGCGCCGACAGATTCTGCCATACGCCAGCCTCTTTTTTCCATACGCGAAAGGTCATCCACGGTATAGTTAGACATTTATTCACCTCAAGCAAGTGTAGCCACCGTATAGACAATTTCACCGCGAACTATATTCATTTCAATAAGAGTGTTCGCGCTTGGAGCAGTACCTGTGTTCAACATCTGACCGTAAAGCGGCCCTGCTGGGTCTTCAACATACAGAATCTCGTTATCGGCTACAGCGACAGCAGTCCCTGCCCCAATAGTGACAGCGGCTGCACCAATAGCGGTACAGACACCTAATCGTGTGAACTTCGCGCCTTTCTCGTCCTGTCTAACCCAAATGACATCGCCAACACTGATGACATCACGCGCGTCTCCTGTAGTATAATCATCATCTACAGTTAGAGCACCGCCAGTAGCGGCTGCGTAGCCGCCCACATTATTGATTTGGACACCCGAATCGTAAGGCCCATGAGGGGCAAATCGGAATGTCCAAACTCTTCTAACCACGAGGTCTCACCTCGTATCAGCGCTTTCCAAGTATCCACCATCGGCCATCATGAGTGTTTGCTGTGCTTGCCGCACCTTCATTACCTAGCCCGAATACTACAAACTTGTTAGTCTCATCAACAGACACATCAAGTGTTCCGTTTTGAAGTGTAACTGCTGGGTTGAATGCCCCAAACTTGTGAATTGCGTCATTGTTAGCAACTGCTACCAAAGTACCAGCGCCACAAGTGATAGCAAGAGCACCCAAAGCGGTGATAACTCCAATCCTAGCGCCAGTAGCGCTGTATATTGTCTCACCGATATTGAAATGTAATCGCGGGTCTATGGTATCTACAGTCATAGCACCAGTTGTGCCTGCCGCGTATCCACCACCGTTGTTGATAAGAACACCTGTGTTAAAACTACTGGTTAGGTGCCCACCTGCTGCCAAAACGCTAGATAGATGTCCGTCATAGGATACATCGGTACCACCGTCTGTAAAAGTTCCTGTTAGCATGTAAAGGTCGCCCAATACATGTGTTCTAGTATCTGTTGTATTTCCTGCTGCCATTATTCAGTCACCTCTTGCTCTTTTGCTGTCTCCTCGGAGCCTGCTTCGCCCTCTACGAGGGCGGTACCGTTCATAACCTCTTCCGTCAAAACGGCCTCTTCGGCCGCTTGCGCGACCTCTTCTGCCTCTTCGGGTTCTTGACCGAGAGCCTCGCGTACAGCACCCAAGAGTTGTGCTTTAGTGAGACCCGCGCGCGCTCGTATATCATGCAGAGTTAGCCAATCATAGAGTTGCTGACGAGTCCAACCTTTGTCCGGTTGCCCATCACCGTCTAAATCTACTAACTCATTCGCATCGCTTTCCACAACGAAATCGGGGTCACCCGAAATGCGGCGCCGGTTACTCTCAAGCCATTCTTGCGACACCTCTTGCGGGATGCCGCGCGTGAATGTCCCAAAGGGGGAACGCTTCGTAGGCCAACGCCCACGATATGTTATGGATGGTATGTAATCACCTTCAAGAGATGATTAGCCAAACAGTAGCACCGCTTGTGTCATCGCTTGTACCGTCAGTTGTTTGCTCAACACTGAAAGTACAGACAAGACCGCTGAATGACATGTTAAGATTCGCGGTTGAGTCTAATCCGTGTGCGATACCGCTTAGGATAGTATTTGCTTCACCACTCAAAGTGAGGGTGTTTCCTTCCGCAAGTGCTGCGCTCAATGATAGACAAACTAATCTTGCGCTACCTCTGTTTGAGCCATCTGTGTTGCGTGCTAGACCGTGAGTCAATGCTCCCGGGTAACTTGAGCCGCTAAGCCATGTATTATCGTCTTGGTCTACTCCTGCCCATAGAGGTAAATCTAAATCTACCGCTGTGGTGAAAGTTCCAGTTCCTGTGTAAGTTATTCCTCGGTTTGTTGTTGCTGCCATAATTAATCACTCCTTGTAATTCTCCTATGTCTCCACCTCATGAGAGGTCACGAATACTCCCTTGTGCTCCGTAGAAAGAACACCATAGTTCGCCCATTGTTCGGTACAAGCCTTCCTGTCCGAGGCGGTTGATAGCGAATGGGTCGCCAGTTTCAATTCCGCTCTCAAAGTACTGGGTTGGGATGGCTGTCTGGAACCATAGGTAGTCAGTATCAAGATAGTAGATACGGCTGCTGCCGTCTGCGGTTACATCTTTGCTTGGAATGATTGGGACACCATTGTAGGTAGCCACGATGAATCCGGCTTCAATACCGGGAACACCCTTTACACCACTGTATGATGGGGTCACTCTCTTTGTCTCCATGAATCGCTGCTGGGTCTGTAGCAACTGCTGAATATTCATCAGTGTATCATAGCCAGTTAGGATAACCTTTGGATTACCACCACGAGTCCATACTTGCTGGAAGATGGTATCAAGGTGGTCTAGGCTTAGAGAACGGTTGGTGCTAGTTGCATCAACACTCACTTCTGCACTGTGGAAGTCCGCGCTACCGTCACGAGTAATTGAATACATATCGTGGTCAGTCATAGCGCTTACATGCGTAGTTACATTGGTCATGTTGTCCGGGTCAGAAGTGACTCGGTCAAGTGATTCAAAGTCGTTCGCTGCTGGTGTATCAACATCAGTTGTTAGCATTTGGTTGATATGGTCAGCGTGGTGCTTACCCATCTCTTCCTTCAATACTTGTCGGACATCGCCCATTCCGTCATCCTTGTCGGATAGGAACATAGCAACCTCTGATAGGTCAAAGGTGTGTGCGATAGTCTTCGGCTTTGCGCTTACATGTAGGAAAGAAGGCTTGGTTGTGTCCGGTAGGGTTGCATTCTCAGCAACACCGCCACCCTTAGTGAAGGAAGCCTTGGCGGTAATGATTCTCCAACCACTCTTTTCCCATGGTTTCTTAGGCAAGATACTGAAAGCGTTGAACTCTTGGTTCAACTGACTCCATACCTTGCGCCCGTAGATTGCTTGATAAGTACCAGCGGTAGTACTCAATAGCGGTGCATCCGCCTTGAGAATGTCGCCACTACTGTATGTGTAGCCAGTCAGCGCGGTACCACCGTAGTAATATCGCTCCATATCTTGAATTGTTCGTACATAATCTCGTGCCATACTTATTCACCTCCCTTTAGTGCGCCCTGCGCAAGTCGGTGTACATCATCCCAACTCATCTCTGCAAGGTCTTCACTTGAAGGAACTTCAACAAGAGCGCGTCCCGCGCTCTTAGTAATTGTCTCACCGGCTTCGCCGCTGGATAGGTTGTCAATGCGCTCATTTAGAGAGATGACCGCCTTCTGCAATTGGTCAAGAGGAGCGCGACTGTCAAATGCCTGTCGTGCTTCCTCGTTTGATTTTTGAGCCATTTCAGCGGTGTATCGCTCGTCAAACGCGCTTCCGAGTTCGCCTTTGAACTCTTGTTCTGCGCGTGCTGCCTTATAGACCGCATAAGCCTCTTCAAGTTGAGCGCCACTGACATTCTCCTTGATTACGAACTTGTTACCGGAAGGTGCTGGGTCTGCGCTTGCGCGAATTGCGAACTTGTTGCCGCTTCCGCCGCTCCCCATGTCCATCTTCGGGCGTTTCTTGGAGTCTTCCTCACCTGCGCCTTCAATGGAACCTTGACCGCGGTGGTCAAAGCCGGATTCTCCGGGGCCATAGCCCTTTTCAAACTGGCTTCGTGCCGCGCGAGTGTCATATCCTGCACTCTTTACGGTACTTTCTAACCACTGCAAGTACTCGGTACTGATGACATCGTCAAATCCTTTTTCAACGCCATCTTCGGAGTATTCCATTTTCTCCTCGTCCTTGTCTTTATCTTTCTTACTGTCCTTCTCATCCTTTTCGTCTTTCTTGTCGTCTTTCGCTTCCGCTAATGCTTCCGGTAGGTCGCCTTTTACGGTAGTTTCAGCATCGTCAAGTTTCTTAGACAAGCGTTCCAGCACATCATGCAACTGTGTTACTACTTCTGTTTCTGTCATTTCGTCAGTCTCCTGTTTCAAAATCCTAAATTGTGCTTCCGGGTTAATTCCTTTTTCGCATATTGTTACTTCATGTAACTCCATTCTACGGATTTCCCGGTAACTCCCTCTCTCCTTGCTGCTCTTACTTACTCGCTCAAACGCTTGTCCGCCGATACTAAAGGACTTGAGATTGCCCTTTCGTACCTCGGCTGCGACTTCACGAGCCTTTTCAATGTCACTCCGAAGTTGGATGACGACAAACATTCCGCTGTCATCAACTTCGGACTTCCATACGCGCCCGGAGGAATCTGTGTATTCGGGGATGACTTCCCCGACTTGTATATTGGAGTGTGCGAGTTGGACATTTCTGCATTTTGGGTTCTCCATGAACTTGCGGAAAGCGTCTCCAAGCGCACCTGTGGTGATGAGGTCTCCTTGTTTATCAACGAGTTCAACGCTTGCGTATCCTGCGACAATGAGGTCATCCCCAATTCCTTTGAGGAGGAGAGGGGATGATTGGCTTGATAGGACTGCACTCGCGACCACTGGCTTACCCCACGCAAAGTTATGGTATTTAATCCGCGCGCAACTCTAACACTGCCTCTTCATCAGTGATATGGAGCATCGCTTTCTCCCCTTCTTCTGTTGTTATAGTACCATTTCCCTTTGATTTTTTACCGGATTCGGGCTTTTTCTCCTTCTCGCGACCATCGGGATAGAAGTCGGGAAGCGTCTCGGGGCGCGTTAATTCGGTTGGACCGCGTGGCGCGCTATCTTCAGACCCAAGACCGACAGCCAAACCCTTCGGTCCTGTCCAAGTCATCTTCTCTTTCGCGAGCAATTCTTCTAAAACGAGTAGCGCCTTGACAATAACAGGGTCTTTCAGTAACTGATTAGGTTCTATTTTCTTAGGAGGGGCTTCATCTTCGGGTGATGGGTCAAGCGGCACTTTCGCCTTTTTCTTACGCTTTTTATCGTCTAGGTACGGGCGTGGGTCATAATCTACTTTGGCTACACCCTTGAGCATTAGCGCCGCAAGTGGTTCCCAGCATGGGCGTAGTGTTTCTGCTACGCGTACGGGGTAATCTCCCTGTAATGACTCTCCTTTACCTATTCTCCATATATCAAGTAACACGCCTGTCTCATTTTCTAGGCGGTGGGCTTTGAATATCACATCGTCATCTATAGTGGGTAATGATACTATGACTTGTGAGCCTTCAATAGCCACGCTGTGTGGTATGTGAGGAACTCCCGACTTAGTGAGTAAATCAAGAGTTTCCATACTATCGGTCGCTTTAGATTCAGCCGCACACTGCAATTTCGCTCCGTGTAGAGCATAAACAGGCTCACCACCGCGCTCTCTACGAGAGACACTACCAACAGTGACAACTGCGAAATCGCCTTCCTCAAACGAACCATCGCCACGCGCTGTGCCGATATCCATGTAGTGCTTACCACCCATCTTCGTTGCGCGATTACCGAGTTTTTCTGCACTTTCTTCGCTAATAGGCCCAACTCCGAGTCTATAAACTGGGTTATTTTGGCCTCGCTCACCAAGAATTATGACTCCCACTCTCTTTTCTGTGTCAAGCAATACCCACTTCGGTTGTCTCGCTTCACCTTCCATGTAAGTAGATTCAGCGTCCCGTAGCATAACACGGTCCCCTTCTACTTCCTTTACTGCTTCGGCAAGACCTTCATCATCGGTCTGTCTTGTGGTAATGGGTTGCGGTGTCTTGATTTCCTCGCTTGCTTCAAATGCACCACGCAGTGCCCTCATTCGGTGTTTTAGTGCCTCTTCGGTTACATCTTCTGTAGCAACTCTGAGCAAATCAACAATATGGAGTACCTTACCGTCATATATTACATCAACAACGAAGTTCTTACTATTGACCTCTTTTAGCGCCTCTTGCAGTTTTTTCGGTATTGAGGCACCAGTTACTTTGATATTATCATCATCACGCTCAATTATAGCGCGCTTACCTTCCGGCCACGAATTGACAACCCAATCTCCACTAAATCCGCGCAAGTGTTCTAAGTCGGACAGGTCAAAAATACGATGAGCGGCCTTAATCGGGGACGCATCCCCCTTTTCTCTCTCCTCATCCTCTTTAAGAATATCAAGGAAAGTGAGCGATTCAAGTGGTTCCCCTTTCCCTAGTCTATCCGATGAGCGTTTTGGGTGAGTCGTATTGGGTAGATTCCTGCGCGCCCAGTGACCTAATGCTGGATTTTCTTCACCACTAATGTCCATTATATCAGTAAGAGGAACTTGCTGAGGTGCAGAAAAGTCCATCTCGCGGATACCGGGTGTCACTGTTTGTTTCAGTGACATGGGTGGAGCAACTAAATCTACTATTGGTGGGTTCTTACCATGGTTATAGAAAATCGGAGTACCATCCAAATCAAAATCAAAAGCAAACGGTGGTTTGACTGGATGCCCGTATTCTCTTTGATATACGGCATTAGTAGTAATAGGCATAATTGTCTGTGTCCCTGCATTCTTTCTCTCTAAAGGCTGCTTTACTTCACGCTTCTCATTTTGTTCATGCTTTGGTACCATCTGCTGAGTAAGACCTTGAGACACTGTTGCTAGTTTTTTACCAGTACCAGTCCGCTTGGCCTGCCCCATTTGACCCCCCTTTCTTGCAGCCGGCCGGTATGTCTTTGAGCCTACCGCCTTATACTTACGCGGTTTTGCCGTCCAATTAGTATCTCTTAAGCGACTCATTAATCGGCCGTACATATTCTCTAAAGCAATCGCTTCTTTACCCGCGTTATGCTTGAAAGGGGTTGTACTGCTATGGATACCACCCCCTTTATGTGCAACATATCGGTCAAATATGGAAGCAGCAATCTCTTCGGGATAGTCTTTGAGCATTCTATTGATTTCAGCATCATCCAAATTATCCATGAAACTTGATACCCAATTATATCGTCTTTTCATCTCCTTTTCTCTTACTCTCCTGTCCGCTTTAGTGTATTCTTCCGGCAGCGCCGGAGTGGCTGATGGGTCTTTGTCTTCCCAATCCGGGTGCTGTGTTGCCTTCACTCTCGCGATTGCGTGTTTAATGACATCACGCGCGATAGTAGCATCACTTTCCTCCACAGGCGTACCGGGCGGTACAATTGTAGGTAATTCGTCTTCTTTGGCAAAAATTGGGCTATTCTTATTGAGAGACTCATAAAATAAGTGAAGCATATTCGGGTTACCTTTCTCTATGAACTCAGTGATATTATCATGTAACTTAGAATCATTCGGCTCTACGCCTTCGGTAATCAGTGAAGGTAATCTATGGTAACTCATAATATTCCCATTTTCATCACCAATACCAAGTTTCTTGTTCATCTCGGGTGTTTGGTAATTAGCGACATAGCGCTCAACTGCTTCTATAAGAGCCATGTACGCGATATTAGCACCATTCCAAGTACCGTTATCGTCCGGGCCAAGTATGCCCGGCATACTTTTCTCTAAGATTTTAGCGAAAGCGGGCAAAGCCTGCTCAATCGCGTTGTAAGTATTATTAATATCTTTGATTAATGGTTGCAGTCTATCGTATTCTTTCACACCTTCCTCTTTCTTTGTCCGCTCCAAACCAAACGGATAGTGTTCGTCATACAGTTCATCTCTGATTTTTTGTTGTAGTTCTATCGCTTCTTTGATGGCTACAGGTTCCCCAAAGCCTTGACCATCAACCTCATCATAACATTCTCTCAAGTATTGGAGAAAATAGTCAGCCATATCCGCAGGATTCTCTGATGACATAAACACGCGCCCGTGGTTTTTCGTAGGGAATGCGTAGTTTTCACCGCTAAGTTGCTGTATATCCTCACTTCTTTTCTCGTCTGCGTGACCTTGCAGTTCGTGAGGTATTACTGCCCCACCACCACTCCCTTTTGGTAAAATGCCCGCTCTATGCGCTTCTGTCAATACATCTTCATCGCTAGCAGGTATTATACCGGAGTGACCAAAATTACCGTGCTGTAGTAGATATCTCGCCGCATCTGCGCGACTCATATCAGTAAGAGAGGTGTCTTCGGAATCTTTCACAGCGAACGCTCTAGGGTCATAGACAGGTAATGGTTCATGAGAAGGAGTCCACGGGTCAAAACTAACACCCGCTTTTTGATAGAAGTCCAAAAGACCAAGCAACGACTTTTGGTTATCTTGTCCCGGTTCAACCGAATAAAAATTGTACCCACCAATATAATCAGCATCGCCCGCGTATTTCTGTGCTGATATATCGCGAGACGGGTCTTCAATGTCACTCAAAAGTCCCATTTCACTCAATAGTTGGCCCAACTCTCTATCGTTTTTCACCCCTGTAATATCTTCCGATACATACGGTAAATGTGCAGTATTCCAAAAGTTCCGTGTGCCGATTTTACCAAGGAGAGATTCAGTGGGTAATATGTGCCCCTTCTCTCCTATCGGTCTATCGGGTTTATCAAGCGGCCGCGCAATACCACTAACTGCTGCTATTGTTGTTTTGTTTGGTAATATCCTTTGCTGTGATTGCGAGTCGGAAATGTTACCGCGATAAGTACCCCCAAGCCTAGCCGAGACCGATTTATCAGCATCAACGCCCCTCATTTGGGAAATAAAACCGGGATTGAGAGTATCAAAATTGGGAGCGTGCCATTGTCTATCTGTAGTATTTAGATGAGTATATGATGCCCCTTTCGGCCATTGACCGGATTGAGCGTACCCTAACCCCATACCTTGTCGCGGCACAATAGGTACATCTAAGGGGGAGCCACCCGCTTCTACGAATTGTTGCACGAAATCTGCCCATGCTTCTACATTGGCTTTATCATCACCAAAATCTTCCTTTTCTTCCCACTGAGCAGGCCGCTGTAAGAGTAATTCACTAGCAGGTTGTGTAAAAATACCGGGGAAGGCTTCGTGCATAGAATACAAAAATCGGTCGTCTCCTAGATTCTGACCGCTCCCTTCCATATCAAACATGTGAGAATAAGAGCGCGTACCATCAGAGTTTAATCCACCCATCGCAGGCCCAGCGACATCTTTGAGGAACTCACCACTGCGTGCTCGCTCTTGGTATTTTTTCGCTGTACCATCATGACCGAACAAACGCTCATATAAATCTTCATCAATCCACCCGTTCTCAAGATATTTATTCATCAAATCGGTACTAAGATGCTCTTCTTGGTCCTTCTCGTACCATTTTTTCTCACCATCTTCGTCAAAATCGGGTAGGCTATACCCAGCGATTGCATCTTCATCCATAGCGCCTTCTTCCCCGAGAGCATTATACATGATGTGGTCTCTCAAGGGTATAGTCCCTTCTTTCCCTTCATCGCCTATATGGGAAAGAGTACCATCATCTTCCATGACCCAGTGATTATCAACGGCTTCTGCTATAGCCTCATGACCCAAATCGCCGCTTAAATCGCGCGGGTCTTTACCACTATGGTCAGCGTGATTGACTATACTACCGGGAGAATAACCGGGTGCCCTCATTTGTTGTTGGATACGCGGACCGCGCACCATTCCCGATTGTCGGAGCAGGTAAGGTACCCAGTCCTCCCAATTACTAAGCCCTTCAATTTGGCGGAAATGTTTTTTCGCACTCTCGTCACGAGGCTTCCCGTTCATTATCCATTCCATGATAGGCAGCCGTTCTTTGGGTTCCAGCATTTCCAATCCATATAGCCACCCTACTTTCCCGAGTCGCCCGTATGGGTTCTTCTTACTATTAATGAGATAGTCGGATAACGCTTCGCCCTCGTGTATTCTGCCTGTATCATCATACGCTTCATTTGTGTTATATCCTTCCCACTCTAATTGTTTGTGAGCGTGAAACATCTTTCGGAAGTCATCTTCGTCTTTGGGGATTTCCCAACCTTCCTCTTCCGCTTTCTTTTTCCAATTATCCACATAACGATTGAATGCGCGCTCATACAATGAGTGGAGACCGATTTGCCCGGTATATTTCCCAAAATTGTCAATATTGTTATGGGGATGATTTTGGTGTTTTGTTTCGTTAGCGTATTCACCCTCATCAAACTCTTTCGCGCCGGAACCATCACGATACAAGTAACGGAATGTGTTGTTATAGGGCGCGCTAGGATGCAAACCTTTGTGAGTGAAAAGATTATGAGCCTCAGCAGGATGCTTGTCGGGCCGTACCGCGTTCTTATCCCAATACATCTCTTCGTTCGGCTCTGTCTCAAACCTACCCGAAGACAGTGCCCAAAGCATACTTTGTCGTGTTTTTTTGTCAGCGGTATCCCACTGCTCTTTGGACACAATTTCTTTGAGACGACTGTCTAGTTTTTTCGGTAGTGTGCCCAACCATCTTGGCCTATGGATACCTGCACGCGCAGGGTCGTCTGTATCCGGCTCACGAATGTTTTTGATGCCGCGAATATTCGTCTGTTTGAGCAAATCTGTCGCGCATTTTAGCAAAAACAAATCGTTGGAACTTACAGGGACACATCTTCTGTATGCGTCTAACGCGCTGAATAAGAGAGAGGCAGCATCATCGTTATCAATATCGGGCATACTTTTGAGGAACTCGTAGCGAGACCTCGCCCAAACTTGTTCTGCTGTATCTTTCATGCCTCTCCCCCGCTATCATAGGCGGCGGGCGAGAGATTCAGCCTTTTCAGCGAGTTCGCTCAACAAGTAAGGATTGTCTTCCTTCCACGCGCCGAGTAATTCGGGTTTTGATTTACCGAACAGCGTCTTTTCGTTGGTTATGGCTTTCGGCCTATCGGGTGGGCCACCGTCAGTCATGTGAGCAGATAGAGCACCACCGTCATCGTGCGGGTTAGCCTGCAAAAATCTGTATGATTCTCCGCTTGATTGCGTTGTTTTGCTGACATCTTCGGGAGTGTCGGGTAGTTGTTGGTTAGTATAATAGTGAGCAGGGCGGGCTTCTTCAACACCACCAATAGAGCGCAATTCACTGTGGTCTATCTCACTGTTTGCTTTCTCAAGCCGAGTATTCAATTCTTTTGCTTTCTCAAGGAGATTATCAACCTCTTCGTCCCATTCACCTGCTTCAACTTTAATTGGTCTAACCATTTCATTCACCTGCCTCTATTACACGCCGGTTAGTGGAGAACCCACTTTCGGTAGGAGCGCCTGCTTGCTTAGCCAGCGCGTGAATATCCTCCCAATCCATATCGTGCCACTCTTCGTTAGACGAAGGTAGATTCACGACATCAATTTCGGTGCCGTCTCCGGCCTTTTCAATGACTCCACCTCGGTCGCCTCTTAGAGGGTCTCCCCAAACATCATCAACGGATGGTGATTTTGTGCGCACAAATCCAGCACGCTTGAGTAGTGTATCGGGATTACGCAGGTCAGCACGCATTTCGTGCATTTGCGAATCCATAGTTTCCATTTTGGTTATTAGCGCGTTCATGAGCCGCATGACCGCGTTATCTTCGTCTCTCTCTTCTGTCATATTGGTCCCTCTCTTCTTATATCTCTTCTAAGTTTATCTGCCCCAAATCCGACTTCCCACCACCACTTTGAGCCATTATGGGTATCATGTCTTCCATTACTTCTCTAAGTGACTCAGATATACTTTGGTATTTAGGGTCATCTTCCAGAGTGTATATTATTGACTGTAAATCGTCCCATACTCTATCCAAATCGCTTTCTGATAATCCACCTTCTTCAAAATCTTCCTTGAGAATCATTGGGTTAGTAGCAGCCTGTCGCGGCGAATACCCAATAAATGTGGAATTGGGTATAGCGCTCGCTTCACCAGCACCAACCTTTCTCATTGTATCACAGCCTTTGTCCGGGTGAGCGGTGAGGCTTCATGATACCACCAATGCGAGAAGGCATGATTGTACCTTTCATTAACTTGCTTCTGTCACCAATATTGATGATTTGCTCAGTTTCATTGAATTGGCGTACAGGCACACCACCCGCATAAATATCGTTTGGTCCTATACCAACATGTTGATTTTCTTCTGATTTGTAGATACTTGATACATCACCGGCGAGGTAATCGCTAGTTCTGTTGATACTGCGCAACAATTGCTGCGCACTTACCAAATCTTCGTTCTCCAAAGCCTGTTTTACTGCGGCCAAATCGGTCTCCAATTTGCGCACCATCGGGTCTAACTTGAGTATCGCGTCTGCTGACATCTACCGATGGCAGGCATATCGCTATATTGAACCTATCGCCCAAAGCCCGATTCCTTCCGCTTACCATTCACAGGGTCTTTAGCCGCCTCAATTGCGTCAATGGCTTGCTCAATCGGTGTTTTTTCGGACCCGCGTTGCTTAGTTTTACCACCTGTCGGGTGACCGGTTAAACCTTGTTTTTCTTCAACTGGTGCAGGCCCTCTATCGCGTAGTCCTTGACCCTCACCGAGACCGACCATAGGCTCACCTGTTCGGATAGGCATTCCGCCTTGGGCGGGCATACCACCCATCGGCATTCCACCCATCGGCATACCGTGTCTCATTCCGGGTCCCATACCGCCCGGCATAGGTGCTCCACCCACTCTTGGGTGAGCCATCATAGCGCCGGGAGCGCCCATAGAACCTGCGGGTGGGGGCATACCCATACCTCCACCCATCGGCATACCGCCCGGCATACCGCCACCGGGCGGTGCTTCACCCATTTGGTCTTCCGGTTTCTTGTAAATGAATCTAATATCTCGGGCAGCGTCTTCCTTGAGTTGCGGTTGGAATCCGAGTTGTGTCATACGCTGCGCAATATTAACTTCCATCTCGTCTCGGCGTAGTCGTGTTACATCATCTTCCTCTTCGTTTGGATAGAGTGTAACTTTCCAATCAGTGATACCCATTTCTTCTAACATTCGTGGGAACAGCCCATCTTCGCGTGTGTATATTTTCTGCCCCGACTCAACAGCACG